AGAAGCTATAATAGCATCTGTATCCATAGCATCATATTCTGAATATAATTGGGGTCTTAGTGTTTGGTAATTAAAGTTACTTTGATAACCATATAATGAAGTAGGTGATGTTGAATATAACCTATTAAATCTATCTACTAAGGAATTGTTTTCATATTCTCCAGATTGTTGGATTTTGTTTATATCCATAACCTTAAGTTGATTACCACCTTGGTTTCGAATGATAACATCTGTTGAGAATAACCTTTTTAATCTTGAAAATAATCTTTTATCTGCCATTTTTTTATATCCTTATATTGTTATAAATATATTATAGAAGCCAACTAATGTCCTCTTCTCCACCTGAGTAGGGGTTGTCTATTTTATATGGGTTTTTAACACTTGATGGTGTATATGCGCCTATGTGTTTAGTATTACTAGAACCTATATTATTTAACATGCTTTTTGTTAAATCAACTCCGTGTTGTTTAAATTTAAATGCTGTATCTCTCATGTACATCGCTATACCAAATGACATTACTAAATCATCATTATATCCTTGTTGTGCTTCTGGTCTACCATTTCTCCAAATAAAAGTTCTCATTTCTTCTAGTAATCTTTTACTTTGCAATGTAACACCTTTATCACTTAAATATTCTTGAAATTTACTTATCACCATAGGTCTAACTCTTGATGACATTGTAAATCCAGGTACCATTTTTGATGTATCCATATATTGGTCAAAATACGAATCAGCTCTTACTTCTCCACTCTTAGGTGAATAGTAAAGATTATTATAGCCTCTATCTATAACTGTTTGTATAGTAGACCAACCTATACTGTTGTTTTCTATTACAAGTAATGCTTCATTATATTCTGTAGCTATACCTACTAGTAAATGACCATATTCTTTTGTGCCTAATTGACCTTTATATTCAGCCACTTGCACATTGTTTTCCACATCAATAATATGAAATGCAGAATGGTCTTTACCATCACCACGAGCAACATCAGCAACAACCATATAAGTTCTTGAATAATCACAGGGCTCCCAAACCCACAAGTTACGATCAGCTCCTCTTCTTTCTAATGGTTCTTTAATGTAAGTTTTTTCATAAAATTCCATATATTCAGGATAAAATACAACATCACCAGAAGTACTAAAATCACAATCACATTCTTGTGCTGCCATTCTAGGATCACCTAGTAATTCATCTTGTCTATCTCTCCATGCTTGATCTCTTTCTGGGTGTACAAACCATGGCAATTTAATAGGCAAAAAATCGTTTTCTTTATTTTCTGCTCTTACCCATGTTTGGTGAAACCAATTTCCAGTACCATAAGGTGTTGATATTGCTATACAACCACCACCAGTAGCTAGGGTTTGTTGTGCTGAGGCCCAAATTTCTCCAATGTTTTCAATGAAGGCGGCCTCATCTATTATTAGGATTGATACTGCTTCTGATCTACCTGCATCTGATGCAGCTGAGGTAGCTTTGATTTGGGATCCATTTTTTAAACGTAAATTTAATTTGTTGTTTTCTGATGCATCTACTTTAAGCCATGAAGGTAAATTTTCATACATGAATTTAACCTTTGTAACCATGTTTTTAGCTGTCTCTTGCTTTGTTGCAATACAGAGAATATTTTTATCTTTATGAAATAGCATTGTCCATAAAGAGTAACCTGCTGATAAAGTAGATATACCTAATTGTCTAGATTTTAAAACTATAGAATAAGGATTATCTTGAAATAAGGATAACATTTTTTCTTGGAATGGAAACAATGAAAATTGAATTCTACCTCTTTGAGGGTGTTGTATAAAACAGTATTTTTTCATGAAATGTACTGGATCTGAAGCACATTTTAGGTATTCTTGTCTTATAACCTTTTTAATATCACTCATTTATACTAATGCTAATAACGTAAGTATGGGTAATATAATGGATCCTGTGAACCCTACCAACTTAAAAAACTTTTGTTTTCGTATTTCTTTCTTTTGTTGCTTTATTGTATCTTCTTTTAATGCTATTTCTTCATTTTTATGATCTAAAATAGATTGGAAATTGTCAATTTGATTTTGTTGATTATCAGATTTCTCCATTAATTTAAATATAACATCTTTTTGTAATGAAATAGCATTAGTATTTAAACTATCTTTTTCTTTATATGCTGTTAGTAAACTGTCAGTAACTTCATACTCTAGTAAATCATTTAGAATGATTCTAGCGTCTTCAAGATGCATTATTACCAAAGTATCACCGTTGCTATTAACGATTTCCTGTATTTCTCCTCTTGAGATAGTCTGAGAATGTATTGGTAATATCATCGCTATCCATATTGTCAACGATAATAGATATTTCATTTCTTTTCTTTTCTAAATCTGAAAGTTTTTCTTCAGTTTGTTTTAATATAACTTTTGTGCTATCTATTGCGTATAGCATTACTGTAATTTCTTCTTGTAACTTTTGATTAATCTGATTTATGCTATCATTTGATAATAATAGTCTTTTATTCTGTTGTTTTAAAGAATTTATTTCAGATTCGTATGTTTCTATCTGTGTTGCGGGTTGGAATAAAAAACTTAAAATTAGAGCAACTGCAAGAACAATTATAAAAACTAATTTTATATCTTTAAAGGGATTTTTCAAGTTTTTTCTTTTCAGCTGTCATGTCTTTCAGCTCGTCTTTAATCTTTTCTTTAGCTTCACCTTCAGCTGCTTTAAATTCTTTAGCTTTGTCTTTCATTTTAGCTGTTAATTTTTGAAGCTTGTTTGATATAGTAGCTACTGAATCTTTTTTCTTTAAATCTGCTGCTGTTGGTTCTTCATCTTCTCTTATTCTAGAAAATTTTTCACCTTCTTTTTCTGCAGCTTTATAATCATCATCTATAGCTTTTAAAACCATATTTAATACTTCTCTGTAATCTACTCCATCATATTCATCATCCATCATATCTTGGAATAAACTAACTATTTGGCTCATTTTAGAGTTGGTTTGGTAGACTTCTTCTAAATTTTCTTCATCTTCTTTTTTACCTATAGCTGCTAATTTTCTAAGTGGTTTTTCTTTTCCTCCACCTCTTTTAGCTTGTTGGAGTTTAGATTCTCTTTCTTTATCAGACATTGCTTCTGATAATACAGATTTAATTTCGTTTTTGATTGCTTCTTTAAGTGATGATTTTTTCATTATAAAGTATTTGTTATACATATTGTGGAGAAAGTGTCTCCTGTATAACTTTGATACGTTCTTCCGTAGTACCTTTAATCTCAATTAAATTTTTAATCCTATGTCTATATCTATTTAACATATGTTGTATAGTAAAATCTATTAATTCTCTGTATTCTTCATCTGTTTCTCTAACTCCATTATCTTCTATATCTACACCTTCAGGTGAAACATAAAATATGTAATCGTACTCACTTAACAATTTACATGCTAAATCTTCAAAACTTTCTTTATCAGGATAATTCATTGTTTTGGAACAATTAGCAAATGCCATAACGTCTATAACAGTTCTATCTGTTATAATATTTTTTTGCATTAGTTCTGCTGCTCGTTCTGATAAGAATATTATTTGACCCTTTAATGTAGAGTCTGTATTTAATGGAATACCTAGATTCATTAAATGTTTTGAACGTTCAGTTCTACATTCGTAACTTTTAAATTCAGGTAATTTCTTTAACGCTTTTACTAACGTTGTTTTACCTACTGACATTGTACCACAAAAACCTATTTTCATATCTTAAAATCTTGCTACGGCTTTCATTGATGGATTTTTATACCATGGTAAGCCTTCTTTTTCTTGTTGATATTCTTTAAATTCGTCTTTAGTCTTTTCAAACCCATATAAGTAATATTTCTTAGTAACACTTCTATCTCCTGCTGTTACAGGTTCTATAGCAGGTCCATCAGGGTTGTGATGTTTCCAATTTTCATTCCCTTGTTCTCTAAATAGATGATGGAAAGCTCCACCTACTCTAATTTTTTTGTATTCGTAAATTTTTTCTTTTGCCATAACTATTTTTGGTATAATATACAAAAAATATATTAAGAAAACAAATTACCCTCAGCATATTCAGGATACTCTTCAACTGGGGTTTTTAATATACTTTCAGCAACATATGTACCTTGTGCTCCTGATACTGTAATACCCCTAGCACTTAAAGCATCACCTACAAAATAAATGTATGGGTAATCTTCTAAACTTAAATCATCATAATTTACTAATGGTTCTGGGCTTAAATATTTTACTTCAGGCATGTATATTCCCCAATCATTACCTAATGTTGGGAATACTTCTTTCATATCATTAATAAAATCTTCAATATATAAAGCATAGTCACCTAATGCATCATATAATGGATCCATACTATCTACTACTTCAGTTTTAACATAGTCACCTTCTGAAGTTTTAGATGGTACTCTATTTGATGGGGAAAAATATGTTCCTTTTCCATCTATTTGCAATTTCTTAACTGCTTCTCTAGACCAATCGAATGGTGCATCTATACCTCTAATTTCCATTAATATACCAAAATTAGTCATATCATTTCTATATGCTTCATCTTTTTTAGCATGACCATTGTAACTAACATCTCCATATGTGTGTTCTGCTGCTACATAAGCTGCATTATTATTGGTACAAAATGATCTTAATGATATACCTTTATCTTGAAATTTTCTATATAATTTAAAATCATATGAAATATCAATTAGTTTTTGAAAGTGTTTTTGTGGTGCTTCAAATCTAACTCCTATTTGAACTGCTTTAGGTTCTGTTTTTAATTTATATTTAGTAGCTAAACTTTTACCAAAATCAATACCTGATTTACCTACACCAAATATTAATTTATCAAAAAATATCCAATCGTCATCTGATTGAGGATATTTTTCAGATGTCATATCAAGATGTCTAGTTTTAAAATCAATTTTAGTTACTCTCCATTGCCAATAAAATTCAACACCATTATCAACTAGATATTGATACCAGTTTTTACCTATTTCGTGTAAATAATCTGTACCAACGT